AGCCAGCTCTGAAAGCTGTTGACGATAGCGTCGATAAGCACTCTTGTCATAGGCTTGTCAAGGAAGCTCCAGAAAGTGGTAACAAAAGTGTTGCATATCCAGTCCTGAACGCGGCTTGTGCAGATGAATACACGCGCAACATCAGAAGAAACAGGATAGCAGCCTGTGTAGTTGCCCCACAGGACCCACCCGCCATTATTGATGACAGTAACAACACCGTCGGTTACGCTTACAACATCAGCCTGCGGCAGCGTAAGGTTGATCTCCGCGCCTGTTTTGGTGCAAGCTCCAGTGATAGTCAGGGACTTGTTGGACGGCGATTCGTAGGGGCAGTTCGCATTACCGCTATCTACCTTTGCCATCTGAGCGCAAGCAATAACTGACAGGTCGAACATGCGGTCTCCAATGCGTACCATGGGCCAGCATACGATCATGTCTTCGCTTGTGTAGCCGTTAGAGTTCTTAACGCTCAGCACGTCTGCATAATCATCTGCGGTAGCGGTATCGAGGTCAACTACAGCCTTAGCCTTGTAGAGGCCGTTTATGTTCGGCGCCTTAGCTGCCATTACAGCGGCAACGGACGCTGTCTGTGACCAGCCAGGCGCGCATATCAGATCGGGTACTATGCCGACAACAGACTTGCACATCTCGACCTTCTCGACAGCAGCTTCAATGTCAGAAGCCGTAATTGCTTCGGGCTTTGCCTTATCGTAGGCGATGTTGAGTGTCGCAGCGGAGTAGCTGAGAGAGTCAGGAAGCAGCTCGACATAACAGCCCTTGCTATCATAGTACACATCATAGTCAGTCCCTTTGACAAGCGCGCTGCTTTCAGAGGATGCCTTGACTACAAGCGCCTCGGTATCAAGCGCATCGAGCGACAGCGTAGCGATATGGTCGGTTACACCGATATCGGCTGCTGCAACCGCTTCTTTGTGCGAACTGGGGTCGAATACATTGTACACAATTACAGGGCTAACAGCCATAGCCTTTAAGCAGGCATAAACAGCCATGCAAAGTGTCCACTTGGGAGAACCGTTTGATGTCCTCCACTCTTCGGAATAGCCGCCGAGCTTTTCCGCATCGCTAAAACTGGTAATCAGCTGCGGCTTGCCGGTAAAGCCGCCGGCAGTGTGACAGGGCCAAGCACCAACAAAGAACGGAATGCCAACCCCTGCCGTCTTGACTGTTGCAAAATTGGTATCGTCCTTGTAGGTGTTAATGCCGTGATGAAGCATTTCTAAACCTCCTTAGTTGCGGCCAGCAAAGATGAATATGCAGCATTAAGGCTGTTGCCGCTCGTTCTGATCTTTTCGTTTGCCGCTGCTATTTCGTTGTCAGCAACGACAAGTCTTGCTATCTTCGGGTACTTGTCAAGAACAGGTTTAAGTTCATCAAGCACCTTTTTCTTATCACCGGTGAAGATCCTGCCGGTGACAATGATACCACGGATAGATGGTCCGAGATATACGAACACCTTGCGCTCATCAGGGGCGCGGGTGTTCGGAGTGTTCTCTTTACTTTTCTTAAAACTCAAGATTGACCTCCCTTTTGGTCGCGGGAAGATTAAACGTCCCCACCATTTCTCCAACAAAGTACGGAGCTGTATCATCGGGGTAGATAAGCATATCAAGCGGTTTATGCACATCAAGGCGATAGCAATTCCCAATCTTTACCTGTCTTAACAGCGCTTCTTGAACAAGGTCCATGAGGTTGAGAAGTCGCATTGCGCCCTCGCTTTCATTTTCTTCGTATACGCAAAAGATAAAGCGGATAGTGGCGCTGTATTCCGGCTGTTCGCTCTCATTTTGCACATGTAGGCTATCAGCAAGCTGTATGATGATGTACGGGGCAAACTTCTTAGCTTCACGCGAATTGGGCAAGCGCATAGCATATACTTCCGGTGCGCGTTCTACCTTTTTGGTATCACCTTTCTGTACTGCCGTAGGATATAACAGGTTCTTGACTTGTTTTTCGCAGAACGCTTTGAGCTCTTTGATAAGAAAAAAACGTGTCATTACTTCCTCCAGCCATTCATTACCGCCATGATTTCATGTTCCAGGCGCTGTTCAAAGACTTCACGAACCTTATCGCCGATAGCCTGGGCGACATCGTCATTGGCTTCCATCATCTGTGGCGTTGACGGACCAAGTTTTTCTTCAATAGGCAGCCGCTTTGACGTCACACGTTCAAAAAGGCCGATGTGACCATGCTTTCCGACCTCTCTTCGGAATACATGATAAAGCTGAGTAGCTGTTGAAGATTTCTTGACCCTTGCTTTCACAAGACCGTCAGCGCCGACGACCGTGTCAAAGCGGAGCAGCGGAATGTGATAGCCTTGAAAGTAGATATCTACCTCCGTGCCGCCGCTAGTTGATACAACGTGCCGTTTAGACTTTGTGTATTTCTTGAAATCGCTTGCCTTGATATAATAAGACTTGCGAACTTCTCGTGCTGCTGTAGCTTCACCGCTGGTGGCAGCACGTTTTATAGCAGAACCGATGGCTTTTTCAGCACCATGCGGAAATCCCGCAAGTATCTGTTCAGCTCGCTTAACGCTGCCTGTACTGCCACCGATATCATCGGTGATGAATGTTGTTATTGCAGCGTGATTCTGCGACCGCGTCATGCTATATACATCACTCATCGTAAGCCTCCAGTTCAAGCGTTATCATTCCGAGGGAAAGCGCCGAGGTGACTATCCGGTACTTCCTGAAGAATGTTCTGCCGAGTGCTTCACCGTCTGATATCTCAATGTTCTGTCCTTTTTCGGGGAATATTCCATTAAGATCATCAGCTGATATGTGAGCCATGGCAGACACGATGTGCACTCCTTCCATTCGGTTGCTGGAGGATACGGCAACGCTAGACTGCTTTATCCTTGTGAGAACAACAGGAATCTGTGCGTAATTAGTGCCATCGTAATACACATCGTGAACTTCTGCAAATTCTTCTGAATTAAGGAACACCGCCTTATTATCGGCGGCGACCATGTCTTGAAAAGCACTCATTCCATCACCGGCTCTTCTGCGCCGATGTCGGGACCGTTATTGAGCGCGCTGTCGATTTCATCAAGCATGGTCGCTTTGGTAGTTCCGACAGGGAAAGACAGACCAAGTGCCTTGCCTATTTCTCTCAGCTTTGATACGGGCGTTGTTTCATCGTATTC